CTCATTATACAGTAGCTATAACTAATTCAATGTCTGCACCACCAGTAGCATTATGCACATAGATACTTTCTATATCATCTACACTTGTTATTGCTGCCTTTGCAGTTGCTCCACTTACTTTACCATTAAACATCTGAAAACTCTCTTGTGGATTTAACTCTAATGCTCCAGCTTCGTTATCTCCTGATGCAGTTACTATGATAGAGTTAGTATCATCTAAGTTTGTTATTCTGATGTACTTAATATCTTGAACATCATATAAATCATTTACAGTAGTATCACCGAATTGTGCTACAACGTGTGATGTACCTGCATTGATTGTTAATATTCTTTTTGAGTAAGTAGCAATATCTGCTATGCTATTTGTTACTGTTTGGTCGTATGACGTGCCACCTAAAGTTATTTCCTCTTTAATCTGTACTGTCAACGTTGATGGTGTTACTGTTGTTGCCATTTTTTAAAATTTAGTTCTTATTATATTATATATTATTAATACTATTAAATTAATATCTATACTATATATATATTTATATAGTGTATATATTCTTGTTTGTGTTACTTCGTTGTTACGCATTTCTTGTAACTCATTCATTCTTAGTTAGTTGCGACATTTCGACTACATTGACTTGCATTGAAGCCAACTTCGATACTGATGTTAGCAGTCCAACCACTTACCTCATTGTCAAATCTTTCAGTAAATGGTTCACAACTTACACTAGGACTTATAGCTACTTCTGTTTGGAAGTCATCAATAGTTGTAAAGCTAGTAGTTTGGTTTTTCAATAAGCTAATAACATCACCTATTGTTTCTAGTGTATCACTTAGCACATCTTCTTCATTGCTCTCGTCTTTACTCACTAAGTCCATTACAATAATTTGAAACGTGTAATTTAGTGTATGCTGACCGAATGATGCAGTATTAGTTGCAACGTGCATAAGTGGATATGTTGTTTCTGTTAGGTCTATTTCAAATATATCACCTATTGTAGTTGTGTTTATCTGTGAATGACTAGCACCTATTGTATTAAACACTTCGTAAAGCATTTTAAGTGTTACATTCTTAATCTCTAAACCGTTTGTTAATATCATTTTCTTCTCTGTATGTGTGTTAAATCCTTTTGGTATGCTATGAAGTTAAAACATTCATTAACCGTTAATTCTAATACCTCTTGAAACCTCAATATGTTACCATCAGCTAAATTATATACTAAACTGTACCAGCCATACTTTTCTCCGAACTGTTCTTCTTCTGTCTTAAAAGTTTCCTGCGTTCCCTCCTCGATAGGTTCTTTGAATAAACTTGAGTAGTGGCTATGTAGTCCGTTGCGATAGTCAAAAAAAAACTACTAGCACCGTTTACTGTGTCAATACTTAGGTTATCTCTAAATAGTTCTGCTCGTTTCTTAGCAGTCCTATAATCATAATCCTCTACCTTGTACTTCTCTCCCTTCTGCTCTTTGATAGGTCTATATAAGATAGCCATTACACTATCCATAGCACTCCAACCTTGTCCTAGCTTATTATCTAAATCTACAAACTCTTTTAACTTTAGTTCGTGTAAGTTAGGGTGAAAGCCATAATCTACACCATCTATTGTTATCACTAGGTTTAAATCTGTATTAGCTGCATTTTCCATTAGCTTTCCTAGTTGTTCCATTACTGCATCTATATCTGACTTCTTACAACCTTGCAATAGTTCAGCAGGTGCATTAGTGAAACTGCTAATAGTTATTATCATCTTCTCTAACTCATCTTCTATGCCCTCTACCTTTGTCATAAAGTCCATATACTTACCTAACGATACTTGCGACCAGCTTGTAGGTATTGAGTAATTGATGTCATTGATGATTAAATCCATAATATAAAATATAAAAATTAAAATTTGAGTATAATAGTCTTACTGTATGTAGTATTGTCCTTGTGGTTTTAACTCATAGTACATTCTCATCGCTAGTGCATCACTAAAGTCAGGAGAACGACCAATAGCTAGTTTAACTGCATCTTTACTTACTAATTGTAGCTTAGTGTCTTTATCAAAGTTCTTACGTCTTACTTGCTCTAATTCTTGTATAATATAATTCTTGTGGGTTATATTAGTACAGTTAATATACACCCTAGACTTATTTAGAGCCTCGCTAAGAGCATAATAGCATTGTGTCTTTAGATTGATATAGTTTTCATTTTTAAGTGCCTTAGAATTGTTTACAAAGCCTTTGCATCTTAATATATCTTTAACACCACCACCTACACCATCATCATCAACTATAATATTACCTAGTGATACGTTGTAGTTTCTCTGTATGTTGCGTATTTCATCTGCTGCTTGTGTTACACTATTAATATCTAACACCTTAAAGTATTCGGCTCTTAGACCATTCCAATACACTATGACTGTCTTGTCCTTACCAAACCTAGCTATATCAGCAGTAATGTACCCTGTACCACTAGGAGTGTCCTCTAATTCAAATGCACCTAGTATAGCATTGTAGTTGATTAGCTTATCTTCACTATCATCGTACTCCCAATTACCATATAGTAGTCTTTGCTTACTGATATGGTCTAGCTTTTCTAGTTGGTCTTTATAGTGCTTAGATATGTGTCTATTATCGGTTACTAGCGACTGTATGAATTTCCTGTAAGCTGGTAGCCTATTCTCTTTGTGTGGCTTGTAGAAACTTGTATATACCCATTCTTTACTGGGGTTACAAGTCATTAGTATCTTGGGTATCAGATTGTACTCGTCTAGCTTGTATCTAATCCTACTACTTACTATTTGCTTTGCCTTCTCTGTAATCTGATTGCACTCATCTATAAATGCAGCAGTAAGTTCTAATGAACCTAGACTGTCAAAGTTCTTATCTGATGGGTATTGAAATAAGTCTTTTAGTATGACCTCACTACCATTGTAGAATGTAATGATATTACTTGAAGCGTTGTATTTGTAATGTACGTTGGCTTGTATTCCCCATTGGTTACAAACATCTAAGAAAGTATTGAGTGTTGTCTTTTTAAGACTATCTAACTTACTACGACCTATTAAACACCTTACACCATCGTACTGTGTGCATAGAGTTATTATCCAAGCACAACCCAAGTAAGACTTACCACCACCTGCTGCACCACCATATAGTACCTCTGTTGTAGTATCATCTGTTAGGTGTTCTATTGCTAACCATTGTTTATCCGTTAGCGTTGCTATCATCGTCTTTCTTTAGGATAATATTGATAGGTTTAAACTCTCCTGATATATCTAACTCTTGCTTCTCTACATACCCTCGTTTCTTACCTTTAGTCTTTAGGTAAAAGATTGTAGCTTGTGTCTTACCCTTACCTATCTGTTTGTGTAGTTGGCTCTCTGCAAAGTCTATTGCTACATCATCAATACTCTTAACTGCTAACTTATATGCTTCATCATCTTTTAGCCATTGGTAATGTGTAGTTCTATCTATACCTACCATCTTACAAGCACCAGTAACAACACCTAAAGTCTTTTCTAATGCTTCTAGCATTGCTATCTTACCTTTCTCTGTTCTATCTTGCATAAGTGTTGGATTTCGTTGTTATTTACCACACAAGGCACATACTATTTTGTCCTTTGCTTGTGGCTCTGTTTCTTCTTCGTCTAAGTTATTATATATATCATCTTCATTCAGCCATACATCTAACCCCCAATCTTCTAACTCTACACTATCCCACTCGTTTGCTAGTATATCCCAATCCCAATCACCAAAACCTAAGTTATCTTTTATTATAAACTCATTCTCTTGTTCCTTAGTGATATAACTTGCAACTATAACTGGTACTTCTTCATATCCTAATTCTACTAATGCTTTGTATCTCATATTACCACCTAGTATAACACCATCTTCGTTAATTACTATTGGTCTTAGTTCTAGCATCTGTGGGAACTCTTGTATAGACTTCTTTAGCTTTTCAAACTTTGCCTTATTAACTAATCTAGGGTTAATAGGGTTATTGCGTATTTTATTAATAGGTACTGATTGCATTTGCAAATAATTTATCATTAATTCTATCTAACTCTTTATGTTCTTCGTTTAGGTGCTTTTGCCTTTTAAGTTCAAAGTTTAAATGGTCTATTGCCTTTTGTATATCCTTAGACATATCATTATCTTCTTTCTTGCCTGCTCTCATTAGGTATGCTAGTGCTACACCTAAGTTATAGTTGTTGCCACAAAAGTCCTCTATGACTTCGTGTGCTTCCATTTTGTAATAAGTTCCTTTGTAGTAATTTGGTGTGTCCATAGTTACATATGTAAATCAGTTCTCTTTGCTATTGTTCCATTAGGTTTCTTTATTATACCACCGTACCCCTTGTGTTCTTTTATGTACTTGCCATAGGTCTTACACTCCTCACAATATGTTTCAGGCTTTATTACTTCGCCATTAACTATCTTCATTGTGGTCTTGTGTACCTCAAATGTTCTACACTCACATTGATATTTCATTGACTATCTTTTTTATACCTTGATAACAAGTGTTTATACAACTGCTACAATTAGAAGTTGTCTTATAGTTTGTTCTGTGTATCTCATTGTATAGGGTAATCAATTCAGCTTTAGCTTCTTTGTTCTTTGCTCTACCACTTTTGCAGAACTCCCATACCTTTAGTATTCTTTCTTTTTGTTCTTCTGTTACCATTTTCCTTTTGGGCATTTTTCTGTTTTCCAAGCTGCTTTAGTTTCTATTGGGCAACCACATATACTACATTCTACATCAGGTGTTAGGTGTGGGCATCGTGAGCAGATGTATGCTCTATCATAATATGTAGTAGCATCTACATTCTCCATACCACCTAGTAACCTTTTACTTACTGCCTTTAAATAGTTATAGGTCTTTACCATTAAGTTTGGAGTATCCATTTCCTTTCTCTTGTCCATATCTATAAAGTTTAATAATTCCTATTGGTTCGTGTTCATCACTTAGTACTATATCTACATCATCAAACACCATCTCATCTAAGTTTATAATGTATTCTAGTTGTCCTTGTTCATCATAACACTCTATGATGCTCAAGCCATACCCCACTAATCTTTGTAAATCATCATAAATCATTACGCTTCTCTTTTAATCTTTCTTTTATATATTCTTTAACCTTTTTAATAGTTATGTATATATTCATTCTACTTATCTTGGTCTTTTTACTAAGGCTAGAATAGGTATATCTTTTGCCATCATTATCACCAAGTACATACAATCTAAATAACTCTCTATCATACCAATACAATTCTGATAGTATATCATTTATCACATCACTATCTTCTATTAAATATAAATTTTCTTGTGTGATTTTCAAATTATGTAACATCAAATCACTATGGAAGCTAATATCTTTGTAAGGTCTATTGTACTTGTAGTAGTATTTAGAAGTCTTAGAATAGTAGTTGTTTTTACATAGCCTAATAAAATACCACTTTATCTTCTTGTCTTTTATAAGTTGTTCAAGTCTTTCAGTATCTTCGTACAACGACATAAACACCTCTTGCGTTACATCATCTAAATCCTTAGCTGGTATGAAGTTTGCAGCAGTTTGTACTAAAGTTGTATATAGCTGATTATCAATCACATAGCATTATACAAAAAAATGTGTGTAAGTTTTATGGTGTTGATAAATAGTTATAAACGAAATTATAAACCACAATAGCCACTATCACAATCAGTAAAGTCATCATCAAATAATTGAAACTGATTAAAACTACTCTTTATCTGCTTGTAAGTTATCTCTGTTTTAAACCTAGCGTTGTTGTTTTGTTCTTCTTGCTTTACAAACCAATCAAACTGTTTGGGTGATTTATTACTCATATGTTTAAGCATTATTGTATTACGATGAAAACACCCAACACAATTATTAGCGTAAGCAAATCTTACATTCTTATCTTTCCAATACTTTTCTATATTGTCTTTGTATATGCCATCATTTATTAGTGGAAAAGTAGGAACTCTATATGGTATTGTTTCCCATTTGTTTCTACCATTCTTAGATTTTTCCCAAGTTCCTTTCATATGCTCTACACCATCAATACATCTTTCTAACATAGCTTTAGCTCTACGTTGTTCGTTAGCTCTAAAACCTATCCTCATCTCTACTGGCTCTTGATTGAATTTATCTGCCCACCAATAAAATATAGGCTTTATCTTCATCTCAATAGTGCAAAATCTTTGAATTTTATTAGGTAAATAAACCTTATCTCCTCTTTTTATAATGTCATCAAATGTTTCACCACTTATCCAATCTATCTCTTGCCCTATAAACTGCTCTAGGTCTAGCATAGTATATATTATAGTATCTTGTTCTAATGTACCTATAAACTCTTTACCTATTTTATCAGAAACAATTTGCCTTATTTTTTTATCTTCAAATAAACAATCTTTGTCATCAGTTCTAACAAGTGAAAATACATTTGCATCTGCTGGATAATTGGCTGCTATATAACTTGATGTCTTGCCACCACTTAAACTGTTTACTGTTTTCATAATAAGTTTTTTACTTTGTCTTTATAAACTTCTATCAGATATTCTAAATCTGACTTAGAATATTTAACAGATTTATGACTTAATGCTACTAATTGTTCTACTGCCTCTACTCCATATTCTGCTTCTAACTTTTTACCAAACAACCATTTTTCACCTTCCGAATAAATATTACACTTTACACATTGTGGCTTACAATTTGCTATTGTTTCATCGTGCAACCATCTTGTACTGGTATGCTTACGACTTTGAAAATGTCCATTGTGCATTTCTTTAACGTGTTTAATTACACCACAAGTATAGCACTCCACCATTCCACTATTAGCATATAACCACCTAATGTATTGACTGAATACTTTGTCTAATTCTTTTTTGAGTTTTGCGTGTGTCTTAGCTTTCTTTCCCATTCTTTTTGTTTCTTTTCTAATCGCCATTCAAAGTACAAAGTAAGACCTGTGTACATTATCCCTAGTATTAGTGCTATTAAATATATCTCTCTCAAAATAATTCTGTTTGGTTAATGTCTTGCTTTTGTATTATTCCCATAGCAGTATCTAATATAGTTTTACCAGCTTCATAATCTACTAAGTTTCTTGCTATTTTACCTCTATGTTGTTTGCCTTTATATTTATAAAAATCAAAATCGTGAAATTTAGAAAATCTTTCAACAGAACCTTTGCCTTTCATTTCTGGACTTTTTCTTTGACTTAAATTATTTGGTAAATTAAAATTTGTCCAATATAAATGTCTGCCTCTTTTTTTTGCTGGTATTAATGGCTCATAATAGGGAATTACATTTTCAACGCAATATTTCCCTTTGTAAAATTTATTTAATAAAATTATCTCTTCATAAAGTTTCATATCTGGGTATTTCATTTTTCTGTTTGATTTGCACAAAGTCATTTTACTGTGCGTTGGACAAGGTGGCGATGTCCATATAAAATCAAATTCTTTAAAATGTTCTAACAAGTAATTATGTGCATCAGCTACTATTACAGTATCATTAGGAAACCTCTCTTGATATAACTTAGCTAGTTCTTCATCTAACTCTACTGCTGTTATCTCGTGTTCATCTCCCCACTTGTATCTATTGCCACCTAAACAGGCATATAAATTTAATATCTTCATTTTAATCTCTTTGCTTTACTTATAGTCATTGCTATTGCTTTTTGACCTTCTTGATGTTGTTGGTATTCTGTTAGCCTACCTTGTCTGCGTTTCTCTATGGCTCTTTGCTTGTAGTCATTAATCCATACTGACCAAGTTCTAACATTGACAAATGCACTTGTACCTTGTTCAGCATTTCTTAATCCCTTGTCAAATGCAAACTTAATCTCATCTAACGGTAAGTTAGTGTGGTAAGTAATTAAGTCATTGTATAATAGTTGTGCCATACCTTTCATCTGTTCCTTATCAGGCTTCTGACCTAACGATGTATAACACATACCAACTAAGTCAATGCAGAATAGTTTTACCTCATTAACTTGACCAGCTTTTAACATATCAAATATTCTCATTTCTTTTTCTTTAAAGCGTAATATAATTTACTTTTCTGTCTATCATAGACTGTTTGTCTATCTTGCTTCTGCGAGTACTCGTACCCCATAATTAACATAAACGGTGAACAAGTTACTAATTTCTTTTTAGTCATTTAACATTTCATTTCTAACACTCTGCCAAGTGTCAATTACATTATTCTTTTTACCACCAAACTTATTCTCATTCTTACTCCAAGTCTTTAGCCTACGACTTACATCAAAAGTCTTTTGTAGTTCATATCTCAACTTAGTCTTAGACTTATTAGGCTCTGTCCAGTAATCTACAAAGGCTTCTAACATCTCTACGCTATACAGTTCTTTAAATGCAGATACCTCTAATAAAAACTTATTGCTAACTGTGTCTAGGTTTCTTTTAGTCTTAGGCTTGTCATTAAGCTGGTAAGACTTGTAGTTAACTACCGTTATAAGAGAGTTTTTAGTACTACTAGCTATGTCTATATACCCTTGACTTTTTAGCTTCTGTAATCTCTTGTAGATAGTAGATGGTTTAAGGTGCAGTTCTTCACTTGCAGTTATCCTACCAGTAATGAACTCACCTACATCAACTTTCCTACCATAAACCATATTAGGAGTAGTGTTAGCTTTTAGTATGCACCACACAAATACCTTTAGTAGTTCTGCATCTGCAAACACTCCGTTATCTAATATCTTACGATGTAGTTTTATATATCCTTGCATTAGTTAATTGTTATATCAGACTGAACAAAGTTATCATTAATTTTATTATACACACCTTTTTCTTTTAGTTGTGCTTTCCACTTGTCTTGTGCGTTAACTTGTCTTTGTCTATACTTAGCACCTCTAAGGCTTTCGTTAACCTCTTGGAACTTTGCTCTATGTCTTTTAATAGATACAGGACTGCTTAACTTATCGTTAGCCACTAGCTTTAACAAATCACTAGCAGTCATTGTATTTATATCTAAACCCTTTACTTTTAATTCCTTATTCCAAATGTTAGCGGTTAGCTTGTTGTCGCTATCCCTTAACGCTGGGTACTTTGTAATCATTTCTAATACTAGGTCTTTTGTTTTCATTGTAATAAGTATTTACGGATTTGTACTAAGTCTGCAATAGCATCATCTATCTCTACAAGTGCTTGTAGTTCGTTTAGCTTGTCAACTCTTTCTGACTTGCTTTTGTACTCATCAAATACCTTATCAAATAGAGTAACGTATTCAGGGTACATATTACGGTTTCTTATGTAATCCTTATGCAGCTTTAAGTAATGGTAATAGTTAGTTCTATGCTTACAGAAGTGTTTAGCCAACTGTGATGGCTTTATACCACACTCCATAAGTATATTACATACAACCATTCTACCTAATACTTGCTTACTGGTTTTTTGTTTTACGTCAATGTTATCTTGACTTACTCCTAGTTCTTTAGAAGTAATATACATTAGTAATTCTATCTCTTTATTTATATTCATAATTGTTTTTTAATATTGCATCTATTCTTTGTTCACAAATTTCATCTAATTCATCACCATCTTCATCTAAAAGTATATCAGCGTACAAACCCTGTGTGTACCATTCGTGTACTATACTTAATATTTCTATTTCAGATAGGTTATATTTCTTTATAATCTCATATAACATCAGCTAGTAGTTTTATGGTTATCGTCATCATTTAAAATCTTGTAAATGTTTGGCTCTATCTCTTTTATCCTGCGATAGATTGCCCTTACATCTTTCATTACCTCTTGCCTTCTGGTCTTAGGTACATCAACCCCTGTAACCGAAGTTACTAGGGATTGTGCTTTTTCTAACAATTTACTTGTTTTCTTTTTCATCTTAAATCTCGTTTTTCGTCAGCATACATTTCAGTATAATGTTCTTTCATCTTTTCATCATACTCGTATTCTTCTATCATTTCAGGATATGCTTCATCACATTCCACACATATTGATACCACCTCATCTTCTATCATTCTTACTTCTTCTTCACAACCACAACAAGATGTAACTAAGTCAGTATCTCTATCAGATATAAGTTTATAGCTATCGTAGTTCATATTAAAATGGCATATCGTTAGAGTTATCTACTTTAGCTTTCTCTCCTTTTAGTACCCAATTAGAGAATATCTCTGCTATCTCTAACACATCACTAGGAGTACCACCATTGTTACATACAAAAGATGTTGCGTTAGTCAGAGAGTTCTGCTTAACAATCATTTCTTGTACGTTGTCGTTCTTAGCTTGTGGCTTAAATGAATTACCACCACCTTGTTGGAAAGCGTTTACATACTTAATCTTAGGATATTGACCACCAACAAATTCATAGTCAACTTCTTCTCCTATAACAAATTTGCAAGTATCAGTCTTGGATAGGCATTGACCTGTGTCATCACCAATAGTTACTTCAAATTTATACATTAAACCAAACTTGCCTTCCCAAGTTCCATTTGCTTGTACGTTTTGTACAATTCCTTTCCTAATCATTTTTAATAAGTTAAATTAATAATTCCAATAATATCTAGCACTATTAAAAGGGTGGCTAGACTTAACCCTAAAGCGTATGTTATTTTTGTATCTCTGCTCATTTCTTTAATTGTTTTTGTATCATACCAATAGTCATAAAGTACATCTCTTTCTTAGCCATCTCTAATCCTTCTGCTATCTCAAAGTTACCTTCTGTGATATTTTCTATACGATGTTCTTCTATTCGTGCAATAGTTTCTTTAATTTCTTCTGTTGCAGTTGATAGATAAATGTGTCTTTCTTTCTCGCTATTTACGTTGTAGTAGCTTGGGAAAGTTTCTTGAAATAATTTTTTTAGTTCCATAATTGTTTTATAGTTTAGATATGCTTATTGGTCTTTTACCAATTTGCTCCCATATAAATTCGTGAGCATTATTTACATTGTTAAAGGGTAAATTCATTATAATAGGCTGACTACCTTTAGTTACCCATACTTGCCATTGTATTAATGTTTTCATTGTTAGTTGTTTTAGAATTATAATTATTTAACTAATAAAAGTCAACTAATAACACTTTTCTGTCGTGTATATTGTTGTTTTTGTTCGTGTAACTTTTGACTGATAAAGTTTTATCTGTGTACATATTTTTTAGCTTGATAAAGTGTCCTACTT